CTGGAGGTCTTTGCTGAATTTCTCTTGTAATTTTGTTTATCCATGGTTCTTCTATTTTTTTCTTTTTTCCACCCATAATCCCTCCTGTATTATACAAATCCAATAGTATTATCTTTTAAAGCTGGTGTGCCTAAATCTCCTTTTTCTGTTTGAAAAGTATCAACAACAGTTGGAGTTTGAGTAGGGCTTTTACCTAATTCTCCTAATTTACCAAAAGCTGTTGACAAATTACCGAAAGCTTGACCTTGAGCCTGTCCCATCATTGCTGAAAAAGATTGAGCTTGAACATAAGCATTAGCTTCTGTAATCTTGCCTTGTAACTCTAGTTGAGCTTTTTGCATTAAACTGGTTCTATAACTATCTGCTAATCCTGTCATTGATAAAGCATCTGAAAGTTGTTTTTGCAATAAATTCCCCATATTAGTTAAATAAGCTGTTTGCAACTCTCTAAATGCTGATTGAGCCAATGTAGAATTAGACAATCCCATGCTGGATAATCTTTGCTGTAATGCAGTTGATTGCTTATTCCACCATTCGTCTAACATAGCCTGATATTGTGGAGTTAGTCTTCCTTGTTGATACAAAGTTAATGCTTGTTGAATGTTAGCTCTTGCTGTATCAGATAATTCCTTATTAGCTTCAATCGCTTGATTAATCTTATTTAAATCTTCTTTTGGTAATTCAACCTTTGGAATACTAATTTTTGGTGGTGAAAAAGCTTTAATAGCACTTGCAGCGCTACCTACTAAAGAACCTATTGCCGCTATTGCTTGCCATGTTGCCGCCCCCCATCCCATAATTACACCTCCATCATATAAAATTTTTTCTGTTTTGTTTTGTAATATATCATTGCTTTAGCTCCTAATGCTTTAGCATGTTTTTTAAAGAAGTCTTTATAAATCATATCTATTTTACCACATACAAGGAATGGAAAAATAACATCTCCTCTTATTTGTTTTCTCATTAAAATTAATGCACCATTAAAAAAATCATTAGTTTCTATAAGTTTTTTTGCATCTTTAAAATTACAAAATGTATAAAAGCATGCAGCCCATTCACCATTTCTTGATACAATTAAATAATTACCTTTTTCATAAGCCCATGCTATCATACTGCATTGTTCAGATACTTGCCAATAATTTTCCTGCCCGCAAAGAGAAAAACATAAATCAAAGATTTGACTTAATAACATCTATTGCTCTCCATAAAGTATTATGTATATCTTTTTCTAATTTTAAAAAAATTTCTACATCTAAATCATATACAAAACTTGGATAATTTTTTGGAAAAGTAAATATAGGAACAGTTAATGCACTACCTATTTTATTTAAGAAATCAAAAAACAACTGGTGTTGTTTCCAGTTGACTGTGAAAAAATCTATAACTGATTTTTTGTTATTTGGGTCAAAAGGAGGTAATTGATAATAAGTAACAGTAAAATCAATATTTTTAGCTTTTGCAAGTGCACTAATCCAGTTTGCTATATCTTGATGTTCATTTGAGTGATTTTTATTGTATACATACCAGAATTTGTCATCAAGTTTGTCTTCTATAATAGGCAATGAACTATACATATCTTGCTCCTTGACTACCTTTAATTCTTACGCTTATTATTTCTGAATAGCTTTTATTAGATTGAACCAGTTCAATTTGAAATTGTTTTACTCTCATCGCATAAGGTAAAGTTGCAGATGGTTTTAGCACTGCTAACCAGAAATCTTGTTGCTGTGCAATTTGTATTAAATCGTTTCCAGATGTTTGAAATATAATATTATTTTGTTGCCCCGCAAATACCAATACTATAAATTCCTGTAAATAGTTAAAGTTGCCTCTGCCATAGAGAATTATATTTTTAATATTGTAATAAATGTTTTCAAGATTAAAAAAGATTTTTGATTTTACATGCAATGGTAAATAATCATTGCTTGCAAACATTTTATATATTTTTGTTCCATTAATAAACCATGCATCGCCAAGATTGTTAGACATAACTTTAGCATCAATATTTAATGCATACCATTTATTAGTAAGAAAATTATAGCAGTAAATAGCATTGACATTATTGTTAATATAAGATTTGCAGGAAACAGCTATATAAGGAATTTGATTATAGGAAAAGAAACATATTCCAGATATTGTATCGGTTACATTTGTTATAGCATCATCAATCTTTTGTGGTGCAGTTGCAGTAATTTCATATATTCCGAATGGAGAATGAAAATAAACAGTATGCTCATTTACTACATAATTTCTTATTCCTGTTATGCCTACATCTTTAACTATTTCTGTGATATACCAATTCATAGGGTCGTTAGAAATTGTTGTTCCAATTAAAGATACTATACTTTTATCAGTAAAAATATAAATACTATCTTCTTTAGGAATGAGTGCTAAAATTTGAGAAAACACAGAAACAGTTAAAGTTATAGCACCTGCTCCATTAGCAGTATTAAAAGGATTGATATTTCCTGTTGCATCTGGATTTGGAACAGAAAAAGTAATTATTCTATTTTTTCCTATAAATATTCTACCTTTCCAGTAACAAATAGCATCACCAGTTACTCCATTAGAAGTTAAGTTATAAATAGTTGTTCCGTTAAAAGTAATAAGAAAATTATTTTTTGCAGTTATCCAAATATATTGATTATCTTGAATAGCATAATCAACTTTAGTAACAGTGGTAGCAAAGTTAGCAATTTCAGTAAAACTTGATGAATACATTCTTAAATAACTACCATCAAGAATACAGAAATACTGGTTGCTACCAAGAACAAATGTAAAGAAATTAACTATATTTGCAGTATGAGTGTAAACAACATTTGCATCAGGAACATTTTCAATAGCACCAGTTAGTTTTGGTAATCCACTTATCCATGTTGCGGTATCTTCTGGTATAGTATAAGCATCTTGAGAAGTAATTATTCCGTTCCATGGAGCCAAATCTATACTAAAAGATTTAGCTATGTCTTTAGGTTGTTTCTTTTTTTTTGTTTTTGTCGCCATTTATACTTTCATTACTTTTAAATGATTGTAAAACTCCTGCAAAAATAATCCTGCAAGCTCATAGTTTTGGTCATACATAGCTATTCTTCTTGCAACTTCAAACGATATTGCATCAAGAAAGTTATCAGGAATAACATCTGTATCATTTAAATTAGAAACAGTATAATTAAATTCAAGCATAGTATTTCCATATAAATATACTGGATAAAATTTATCAGGGCAGGGATATAAAGTTATTTTATTCATTGGCGTAAAAGCATATTTTTGCGGAAACATATAAACTTTATCCCTTAAAGGGAACTCTCCTTCATTCACCAACTCAAGGGGAATTAAAAGAGAGTTCCCTATATCTACTTTTGCCCTATAAATTACATAGAAACTCCTATCAAGAATATATCTCCATTGGTTAGCTTCTGTTGTAAAGCTATACTCTGAATATGACAATGCTAGTAACTTATTTACCTTTTCTCTCGCTTGGTTAACCAGTTTAACCAGTATATAGTTACTCAAAAAGGTTTCAACAGGGTAAATAAGTTTAGCATTGTCTATTATATTCTGCCCTGTCATTTTTTGCTCTTTTTAATTACATCTTTACCAAATAACAATTTTAGAACAATGTTATCCCAGATATCTTTATCCGTCAAATTAGTAAGTTCTGGATTTGCCATTTTTATTCTTTCGCAACACCAATTAATTATCTTTGGGTTAATATCGTCTATTCCGTATGCAAAATATAATTTAGCCGCCATTTCTGGAATTTCAACTGGTTCTCCTATTGGAATAATATATTCTACTTCTTGATACACTACTTTAAAGTCTTTGTCAGAAGTATTTTGCACCAATACCATCACAGTCCCCCTTTAATTATTAAACTCCAGTAGCTGCTGGCATATTTTGTAATCTGAAGCAAGATACAGGAGCATCACAAAATAGCTGTCCACCAAACATTATAAATGAGAAATAAGCAAGTTTTCCTGTTATACTTAAATCTTTCCAGTCTGAAGATACAACAGCATATCCATCACAAAAGACAAGACGTAGATGAGACCAGTTAATAAAGTAAATCTCATTTGTAGTAATATATGGGTCTGGAAATATTGGAACACCATTAATTGCTATTCCTGTAACTTCATACTGTCTTGTTTCTTCAAGTTTAGCAGGGTCTGCTACTATGTATCTTTCAATATTGGTAAAGCTTTCTGCTAATGCCTGAAACACTGCTGGTGATGTAAATCCAACATCTGGCATGCCCATTGTTGATGCTACATTCTGGTATTTGCTTAATGCTCTCATAACATAAACATAAGCATTTAAATTATTACCAAATACACTTGTTGCATTCCATATATAGCTATTCCAGTATGTATTAGTTGTTCTGTTAATATTTGCATAGTCAGGGCAATGTGTTCCATTATCAATAATATCTCTAAGCCCATAAAATTGAGTAGTATCTTCTGTCTGTGATATTCTTGAACCAAGTAACCATGTTGCTATCTGGTCAATCAACCCAAGCCATGTTTCGTTAGCTCTTAATTTAACAGTATCATAAAGAACATTTGGATTACCTTGTTCATAAGCTTTAACTTCAAAATCAGTTACAAGCAATGTTGACAGCGCAAGATTAGAATACAAAGTTGCCATATCTGCAAGGTCAGTATCAATGCTCGATGGAACATTAAAGTTTCCTTGATAATTTACCTTCTGAACATTGTTAATAGTCTTTTTTGCTACTGGTTGTGAAATAAATGGAAATGATATTGGTTTTACTTCCGCATTAGCCAATATTCTTCTTGTAAGAGGGGATAATTTTCCTAAATTCTGGGCAACTACATAGGGTGGAATTGCTCTACTTAAAGAGTTAAGATAGTCTTTTGCCCCTGTTGCATCAGTAGGGGGATACATTCCATATGGTGTTGCATACGAAAAATTTACCATTGTTTTTTACCTCCTATTGTTTTAATCCTAATGCTTCCAAATGAGCTTTAAATAAAGCTTCTTCTGGATTTTTAGCAAAATCTTCTCCTATTTTGTTTTTAAATGTTGGTCTTTGATATGTTGGCTGTGCTATTTTTGCACGCCTGTAATCCTGCAACGTTTTTTCCCATCCTTTTTGTGTTGATGGAATTACACCGTTCTCTTGAATAAATTTTTGAAAATCTTGATACTCAGCATCTGTTGTTACTCCATATTTTGCAAGTAGTTTCATAAATTCTTCTTGTTTTTGTTTAGCTTTCTCTTCTTTTTCTTTAGCTTCTTTTTCTTCAAGCTGTTTTTTTAAATCTTCAATTTCTTTTTTATAAGCCTTTTCATATGGTGGGTCATCAATAATTACACCAATTTTTTCTCCAATTTTCTTTAAATGTGGTCGTAATTCTGGGTCTTCATAAGCTTTTTTAAATCCCATTTCATATCCAGCATAAGCTTGTTTTAATTGTTCATATTCATTTTTTAATCTGTTATATGCTTCTTCAATATCAAAATCTTCCATTACTTCTTACCTCCTTTTTTTCTTGTTTCTTTTTTTGTTATAGAAGGATGAAAACCTATTTTAGGGTCCTGATTAAGGTCAATACCAAGAAAATCTTTTGCCTGGTCAACCTGTGCAGGCATCTTTCTTCCCATATTTTTTGATTTTCCTAACATTTTTATCACCTCCTTTACTTTTAATTAACACAATTAATAATCTTTTTCAACATGCGTTAATTTGTAACTCGCTTTTGATGTAGATTTGCTA